ATGCAGAATTTGGAGACATCTAGAAATATTCTTATATTGAAAGATGTTCTAGATTTCTTAAAAAGTAAAAAAACTAAAATAGCTCTCTATACCTACGATGCTATCTTGTTTGATTTTAGTAAAGAGGACGGGAAAGAGCTTCTAGAAACACTTGAAAACCTGTTGGGACAGAATAATTCTTATCCTGTCAAGTTCAAATATAGCAAAGACTACTGTTTGGAGTAACAACTTCTATTTATAATGGATATACTAACCAATAATATCACTTCTTTCGAATACGACTTTGATCAGTCGTTTAATTTCGACGATATGAACAATAAACTTTTCTGTACTTTTACGACTGAGGAGGAGCTAGAGAATACTATTAAGAGTATTAAGGATAAGTACAGTATCGTATTTAATAAGATTTTTGTTCTTTTTTCCAAGAGTCAAGACGAATACATGTGTACCTACAACGTGGAGGATGCAAATGTATCTACCTTTCTCGACAATACCATTCTAGTTCATCGGAAAAAAGAATCGAATACGCTCTATACCATTAATGCCCTTAATGAACTTATCAAGGAGCTTAATGAAGGAGAGCTAGATACTTCCTTTAAGGTAGACTGGAACGATTATAAAAATTGTATCCTTCTAACTAAAGGAGCCGAACTAAAGCGGATCAATACTAAACTTCACGAAATCGTAGAATTTTAGTTGCACTTTAGTACCCTGGGTATTATATTACCTTATCAACTAGTTACAAACAAAGAGTTATATTATGGATCTTAACGCAATTAAAGCACGGCTGGAGTCTATGAACGAGAGCTCCCAGCAAAGAGAAAAGGTTGATTACGATGCGATTTTCTGGAAAGCACCACTCGGTAAATCCGTCATTCGTATTGTACCCTCGGCCTTCGATCCTACCTTTCCATTCTCAGAGCTTAAAGTCCATTACGGTGTAGGAAGTACCCTATGATTGCTCTGTCGAATTTTGGTAAGCAGGATCCTATCGAAGAGTTCGTCAAAGAACTTCGTAAGACAGATGACCGCGACAATTGGTCTCTGGCAGGCAAGCTTACTCCTAAGACTCGCACTTTCGCACCCGTTGTAGTACGTGGTGAAGAAGATAAAGGTGTTCGTCTTTGGGGCTTTAGCAAGACGGTCTTCAAGGCACTTCTTTCGCTTGCCGAAGACGAGGACATCGGAGACTACACGGACGTAGTCAATGGCTTTGATATGGTTGTGGAAGTTACCGAAGGTAATCCCTACCCGGTTACGACCGTACGCATCAAGCCTAAGATGACTCCGCTTCACGATGATAATAACCTGGTAGAGGCTTGGCTCAAAGAACAGCCGAATCCGAAAGAATCGTTTACGCAGTACGATTACAATTTCATCAAGAAGCAGCTTCAGCATCACATCGACGGTACCACGGAGGAGGAATCCTCTGAGCCTGCTCAGGCTACAACGGTATCGGCACCGGAAACTGAAGATGATCGATTTAGGAAGACTGGTCAGTTTGATTGGGAAGAAAAATCTTCTACCAGCTTTAGCCTCGAAAACGCTTCGGGAGCTAAGACCGATCCTGTCTCGAAATTTGACGATATCTTTAACGATTAATGGCTAAAACAAAAACTGAAGCTAAGGCTGAAAGTATCGTAAAAGGTAATTTCAACCTCAGCACATTCAAGAAAAAGAAAGGTTTTGCCAGTACGTCTGTAAAGTTCAAAGATCAGGGATGGATTCCTCTATCGGAAGCATTCCAAGAGATCACATCTATTCCAGGCATTCCTACAGGCCATATCACACTCCTTCGGGGGCATAGTGATACCGGAAAGACTACAGCACTCATCGAAGCAGCTGTAAGCGCTCAGAAGATGGGCATTCTTCCGGTCTTCATCATTACAGAGATGAAGTGGTCTTGGGAACATGCCCGGGAGATGGGTCTTCAGTTCGAAGAAGTTAGAGGCGATAATGGTGAAATAGAAGACTATCAAGGTTTCTTCTTATACGCAGATCGAGGTTCTCTCAATACTATCGAAGATGTAGCAGTATTCATTGCCGATCTTATCGATGAGCAGAACAAAGGTAATTTACCTCACGATCTTTGCTTCTTCTGGGATAGTATTGGCTCGGTACCGTGTGAGCTATCCGTCCGTTCTAACAAGAATAATAACGAATGGAACGCTGGTGCTATGTCTACCCAGTTCGGTAATAACCTTAATCAGAAGATTCTACTATCGAGAAAGGCTTCTTCGAAGTACACCAATACACTTGTTGCGATCAACAAGGTTTGGACTATGAAGCCTGAATCTCCTATGGGACAGCCTAAGATTCTCAATAAGGGAGGTATGTCGATGTGGTATGATGCTACTCTAGTAATAACCTTCGGTAACATTACCAACCCGGGTACGTCTAAGATCAAGGCTATCAAGAACGGAAAGCAGGTAGAGTTTGCAAAACGTACGAACATTCAGGTGGAAAAGAACCACATTAGTGGAGTTACTACCAGAGGACGTATCGTTATGACAACTCACGGCTTCATCCCAGATGATAAGAGAGCTATCGATAGATACAAAGACGAACACAAGGATACCTGGCTATCTCTACTCGGTTCAGTTGATTTCGATCTCATCGAAGAAGGAGATTTGGAAGAAGATTTGAGAGACATCGGATTGACTAATGACGAGTAAGTACGACAGCATCCTAAACAAAATAGAAGAGCGTCCTCCTAGAGGAGAGAACGATCATCTCTTGATCGTTGACTCGATGAATACACTCATCCGTAGCTTTTCTATGCTTAAGACCATGACTCCGCAGGGCCACCATATCGGTGGCCTTGTGGGGTTTCTTAGGTCTCTAGGATTCCTAGTACGAACCTTCGACCCGACGAAGGTAATCTGCGTGTTTGACGGACTGGGCGGGAGTATGAACCGGAAAAACATTAATCCGGAATACAAAGCACAGCGAGAGCATACAAAGATTACGAATTGGGGGCTGTATGATTCGAAAAAAGAAGAAAGCGAATCGATTACAGCACAGCTCAACCGCCTTATCGATTATCTAGAGTGTCTTCCTGTCCATATGATAATGATGGACAAATTAGAAGCTGATGATATTATTTCTGTTATAGCGATCAATGCATCAAAATACGGGAAGAAATCAACCATCATATCTTCGGATAAAGACTTCCTTCAGATAATCGATAAAAATATCGAAGTCTACGCTCCGGTTAAGAAAAAAGTATTTACGATGGAGAATATTGAGGAAGAGCTACAGATGCCTCCTTCAAATTATCTTATTGCTAAAGCACTTCTTGGAGATAACTCTGATAACCTTACCGGAGTAAAAGGATTAGGTATAAAAACGCTGTTGAAAGAGTTTCCTCTTTTAGTTGAGCAGCCAAATGTTAGTTTAGATTATATCTATAAAGTATGTGAAGAGAAGATTGATGAGAAAAAAGTCTTCGCAAAGATCATCTACGATTGGGATAAAGTAAAAACTAACTATGAGATCATGAATATCCAGGAAACGACGTTGGATGATAAGGAGCTGGATACTATATTAAAGATATTGAAAGAACCTGCTCCAAGATTACAAACAGGTACCTTTCTACATTATTTAGACAACGATAAAATAGAAGGAATAACCAAGAATACGGAAGCTTGGTTAGAGACTTTTAGAACATTAACAGGTTTTAGAGAAAGAGAGTTATAAATGACCCTACAGAAACTAACGCAGTACGGAAAAGCATTTCAAATAAAAGTTCTAGGCGCGCTTCTCACAGATAAAGGATTTCTACTTAACGTAAGAGACGTTCTTAGACCCGAATACTTCGACTCAGATTCACATAGATGGATTATTGAGCAGGTAAATGGATACTTTGATAAGTACCATACCACCGTCACCATGGATGTTCTCAAGGTAGAACTTCAAAAGATAGAGAACGAAGTACTTCAAGTAGCCGTCAAAGAAGAGTTACGAAACTCATACCAAGCTTCTCAGGACGACCTTGAATATGT